ATGAACTGTAAAGGTGATGCTAATGGCATACTCAGATCCACAATCGATTACAATCGGATCAACCCCGGGGACTGTTTCTCTCCCCAGGACTGGTTCTGGCGTTGGACTTGGAACTTTCCAGTCCAACGACACCACGGTCAAGCTCACGGTTTCGAATGCCTATGGCAAACGAACTCGTCGCGTGGCTCGTGTCGATTTCTCCAAAATTGCGCCTGATCCTTTGATCAGCACGAACAGCATCAAGTACACCACTTCGGCGTACCTGGTGCTGGACCAGCCAGCCACCGGTTTCAGCACTGCTGAGATGGTAGCAATCACGACAGGTCTTGCGACCTGGCTGACGGCTTCGTCTGGAGCCAACATTACCAAGCTCGTCGGCGGTGAAAACTAGCCGCGAGCCCATGTAGTGTGGGATCGATGTGTACGAATTTTCGTACGCAGGAGTGCGGGGGGTCCTTCTGGGCCCTCCGCATATTCTTTGAGTGCTATTAGCTAAGCATTTGCGTAACCGATCATTAAGATAGGAATGCAATGAAAAGGCTAATGTCACTGCTGCAGTACTTGCTCGTTGAAACGGGCAAGTGGTGTCGCACTAGTACCACTCGGGATTGGAAAACCATTTCCGAGCGTGTCGAACACGAGGGTGAATCGTTTTTTACGATCACCTTACCCAACTTCGGCTCAGACCTCCAAAAGGCCTTGGACCGGGGTAAAGTAGATCCTTCTCTTTTCGTTGGTTTTAAGAAAAGAGGAGAGCTCCCAGTTTTCCTGGGTGGCTTTCTTGATCTCGTGTTTGATCGAACTAGTGGTCTCTTGCTGGACGTATCCGATTCCCAGGTACTCGCCATTAAGTCTGTTAGGCAGATTTGTAATCTGTTTGGCAAACTGAACGAGGAGTGCTCTGACGAACGGGTATATGCTGCCTACCGGCAGTATGTCCAGTGTGAGTCCGATATCAAAGCAAATGATGCCCGATTTCCAGTGGCCGATGTTTTCATCGAACGCTGGGGATCTCCGTCTACACCCGTATTCGGGTTGGACGATTCCG